GCAAAGATGCCACTCCACATAATGGATAATATAGAAAATACCATTAATCCTAGTTGAGGTGGTAGGTTACGAAGTGGAGAGTTCTTAATAGTCATTATACTTTTCCATGCATCTCTTGCGCCTAGAATAGTTCTTCCCCACCCAATCGGTGTGAATTTATTATTCATTTGTTTCCCTTTACGTTAAGATTACTAGGATTATATTGTTCACCATTATAACCCCCTTGTGTTCCATCTACTCCGCTGTTACATCCTACAACGACTACTATTAAACAGAATATGCTTATATATACAACTCTCTTAGTCCATTCAATAAATCCATTAAATGTTACTTCTGCTTCTAGTTGTGCTGCTTCTTTAGGGTCTAATTCCATTCTACTGGCTCCACCCAAGGATAACAAGGTATGATACTTTGTCTACAATACTTTGCGTTATCGACTAACAATACCGGTAATATTAAAATAACAAATGCACAAAATAAAAAAGGCCAGATTATTCCTTTCATCACTTACTCCATTTTAAAATTATTAAATTTTTCTTGTGCCGTTGAATTATCGAAGACTGGAACATCTTGAACTAAATTTTGTTGTGATTCAGCCACATCGAATATTTTCATACGTGATCTATCTATACCTACTACAAACCTCTTATGCATAGCAGGATCATTATAACGATTCTTAAGTTGCTTAATCATAATCTGACCTTGAGATTCTAACTCTTCATTAGAAACTAATGCAAACATTAGATCCGCCGTTGCGGGTAATCCAAAAGACTCGGACGTATCTTCAAGCCCAGGATCCGAGCTACCGAAACCACTACGTGTCGTTTGAGTTGCAGATACGATCGGAACGTCAAACTCGACCGCCAAACCACGTAACTCTTCAGCAATTGCTTTGATGTATGTATAAGAATTGATAGATCCTCCCATTGCTTTCATACGAGAAGATGCACATATATTCAAGTAATCAATGAATATCATATCAGGTACAAACTTCTTCTTTAGTTTAAGTTCATTCAGTAATGCACGAAAGTGATTGCTATGTGCAGAACCGGTTGGATATTCTTTTACGATCAGCTTACCGTTTGTCATCTTCTTAAGTTTTGCAATCTTATTAGAAAACATATCAAATGATAAGTTAGCTATCTGATCTAATGGAACATCAAGTAAGTTAGCATCGATTCTTTCAGCAATACGTTCTTCTGACATTTCCATTGTAATATATAAAACATTCTTACCTTGTGCTAGTACGCTTCCAGCAACATGGCACATAAAAAGAGATTTACCAACTCCAGTCCCAGCCAAAGCGATATTAAGTGTTTTATTGGGGAGACCACCTTTGGTGATAGCATTAAGTTTTTCAATATCAAACTCTATCCTTTCTTCTTGTGCGTGGTAAAAGTCATATCGTTCAGAGAATGATTCAATATAGTCATGACCGATATTTGTATCGAATGATACAGCCAAAGCCTTCTGTAATAAATCAGGTAATGCATTCTTAGACAATGTTTTATGTTTACCATCGATAACAGTAATTGCTTCTAGTACAGCTTTATGTACAGCCTGATCTTGACACCACTTCTCAGTCGTATTATCAAGCCATTTCTCATCAATAGGTTCTATCTTAAATATATCAGGAATTATAGATGAGGCTTCAGTATAATCATTTGCATTTGCAAAACGATCAGATTGATCTACCTCAATACGAAAAGACTCCTCGGTTGGAAGCTTGTTATACTTCGCAACAAAGGATGCCAATTCTTTAAATAACTTCTGATGGATACCAGTAAAATAATCTGGTTGTATAAACGGTAAAACCTTACGCATGTAGGTTTCATTAGTTAATACATTTCTTAATATAGTTTGTTGTAGATTGTCACTCAAGGTCTTTTGCTTTCACTTTTTCTGCTTCTTGGAATAATGTATATAATACATCACCAGCGACCTTTTGTAAACCACTATTTTTTTCAGTAAGTTCTGGATCAGGAGTTGACTTAATAGCAAAATCAAATGCTAATTGAAACTCTTCTTTATCTTCTGGATCATCAATCATTCTTAAATTTTTAAATCCAATCAAAGTCTCAATAAAATCACCTGAGATTAGGCGAACGTTAAATTCCATTTCGCCTTCTCCAGGATTTGTTTCTTCTTCTATAACAAAGTCCACATCTTCTTTTAAAAAGTCGCTGGTAATAGTCATACTACTTCCTCTACAATCTCATCCATAGATACTTGTTCTTTGTAACCAATAGAATATTGCTTTTTGACAAATTCTTTAAAGTCGGTTTTCTCAAAGATATCGATCCAGAAAAACTGTCCGAGTGTATCTCCATATCTTACTTTATTACCTAACTCACCGGTCTCCTGGTCGACTATAGCATACCACCCATTCGATGGTTTCTCAACATATCCACCTGCTAAGGCAACATCAAGTAATCCACTATAATCTTCGACGCCACCTTCCCATGAGACGGTGATTGGTATCTTAGACTTTTCTTTTACATAGCGTGATTTCTCTACGTTAATCACAAAGTGATAACCTTGGATTTCTGTACCTTTTTTGTCTTGTTGACGACCAATGATCCAGATATTATCAGCTGAATAGTAAATGCCTGTACCACCACCAACTACGGATTTAGGGAACAGACCGATTTCCATATAGGTATGGTTGACTGCTAGCAAAGGAATATTCTTCATAGTTAAGTATGGAGTTGCCATACGGAATAAACCTTTGAGTGCTTTTGCCCTTGACATATCTGCCACTGACTTTTCGTTCATAGCATCATCAAGTTCTTTCTTTGATGCTAAGTTACCGATTGAATCAATAACAATAATAACATGATCATCACGATCGATATTCTCAAGTTGATTGACTAGATCGAATTTTAGTTCTTCTACATTTGTAATAGGAGTATGAAGAACACGGCTTGGGTCAATATCAAATTGACTAAAATAATTTTGAGGTGAGCCAAACTCAGAATCATAAAATAACATAACGGCATCTTTGTGATGCTTCATGTAAGCGCCAGCCATAAGTAAAGCAAATGAAGTTTTGAAATGCTTTGATGGACCGGCAAGAACGGTAAGACCGGCAGATAGACCACCATCAATATCGCCTGATAAGGCAACATTAATCATTGGTACATCTGTCTTTACCATATCCTTTTCATTAAAAAATTTAGACTCAGAAAGAACCTCCGTAGCTGATAGCTTGGAGTTCTTCTTGAGTTTATCCATGATTGACATGCATAATCTCCTTTAGATTGATAGGACTATTATATCACAATTTACGATTGTTGTACACAATATTATTTGACTTTTCTCTGTCATCTATTTCATATTGTTTTCTTACTTCGTTATTAGCATCTATGACTTCTTCAAGGATACTAAAATCACCAGCATAATGTAAAAAAGCTGACGTATCTTTTGGGAAACAAGCTCCACCAAATCCTAACTTACCGTCATAACCTGGTACAGTTGTATGTGATGCTCCGATACGAGGATCATCAATCATTGCATTAACTACACGAGAATATCTTGCTTTAGATTTATGTATAATTTCTGCGAATTGGTTGAACCACATTACTTTACTTGCAAGATAACAATTGATACCGTACTTGATAAAACTTGCTTCTTCGAATGTGGTATAATGAGTTGGACATTGACGACATGCACTATAGTCATCGTAATAACTTTTAAGTCGTTTACAATCATCTGTGTGACCACCAAACACATGAATAGTAGGATTTAAAAATTCTTCTATTGCATTACGTTCGGCAAGAAACTCAGGATTGTAAACTATATTTCTATTCCAAGTTGCCATAGCCATTTTTGGTTGTATTGTAGATGAGATTACATCTGGAGTTATAGTAGACTTAATTACTATTAAGCAATCGTTTGTGTTATAGTATAACCATTCAGTTGCTTCTAAAACTAAATCAGCATTTATTGTACCGTCATCATTCATTGGTGTTGGTAAACATATACAAGCTAGGTCTATGTCTTTATTTAGACTTTTTAACTCTGTACTATATAATGGGTCTACTATATATTTTTCTATACGAGGATCGTTGAATCCTGCATCCACGGCTTTACCTACAAAGCCATGGCCTATGATTGCCATCTTCATTAATTTACCTTATGATAAGTTTTGTACCATTCGACGAAATTTGCAACGCCTTCTTCCATAGATACTTTTGGTTTATACCCTAATGCTTGTAGCTTAGTTGTATCAGACCAAGTATCTTGGTTATCTGCAGGATGCATAGGGCTATAGCGAATGATAGCTTCTCTTTCTAAATTCTTTTCTATCTCTTGAACAAAGTCCATAAGCTGTACTCGTTCGCCATAACCGATATTATATATTTCATTTTTACCATGTTCCATAGACTCAAGAGCAATAATTACTCCGTCTACAATATCGTCTATGTAAGTAAAATCACGTGACATATTACCATCGTTATATACTTCTATCTCTGTACCGTGTACAATATTATCTACGAATTTATATAGTGCCATATCTGGTCTACCCCATGGCCCATAAACTGTAAAGAATCTCAAGCCAGTAGTAGATGCTATACGTGCATAATTAAACATAGATTCATTTGCAATCTTAGTCATTGCATATGGATGTTTAGCTTGGCCTGGTGGATCCTCTTTAAATGGAATCGGTCCTGTATTTACACTTGATGTCGATGCATATAATACTTTATGTATACCTAACATTTCACATGCTTCAATTAAATGATGAGTACCTTTAATATTATTCATCATATACATTTGAGGTTGTTCTAATGATGTTCTAACACCCGCATAAGCAGCTAAATGAATAACGGCATCTGGATTTTCGGCGTACATAAAATCTATCATTTTATCACGATCTAATAAATCGATATTATGAATAGATAGATTTCTTATTTTAGCTACCGCAGCTGAGTTTATTTGTGTGACTCTATCCCACTTTAGACTAGGATTATAATATTCATTATAGTTGTCAATGCCACAAACTTCATAACCTTTATTAAGTAATTCTATACAAGTATGCATTCCTATAAAGCCAGCAGCTCCTGTTACCATCACTTTCATTTATCCATCCTCTTCATGGCTTTACGAATTCCATACCAAAACCATATCTTCCAGAATATTTTAGCCCAAGGATCTGTGTACATAATATAATGCTGAATCTTTTTTATCATATCATAAAATCTTCTAAAGCTCTTACAGGCGGATTGCCTTGCCGTTGTTCCCAACCTGATTCCCAGCCAGAGTTATTTTGCAAATCTGATTGAATATGATCGAATGTACCATTGCCACGTGGTACATAGTTTTGTCCAAACCGTACGAAGTCACACATTACATCTTCAAGATCTTTTGGTTTACCACCTGTTTTCTCACGCAGTAAATCCATAAAGGCATCTGCCTTCCAGCCTGACGATAGTTTTTTCATACAACGTACGGCATTGTTACCTAAGTACGTATGACTATCTACATCAGCAAGCTCGGGAAAATAATCAGAACAGTCCATAGAGAAAGCCGCATACTGAAAATTAAACTTTCGGTGACCATTTCGTTTATTGTGTTCATTAAGGTGATCGACAATATCTTTATGGCCTCTCTTCTTCTTATATAAAAACTCTCCAGTACTATGTATCAAGTCTGGTAATTCCTTAGCCATGAAGTCAACATTACTCACACCTTTCTTAGGAGCAGGTGGTTGGTTACCAATAGAAGTAAACATTGACTTGCCTGATTCCTTTGTTTGAACCAGATCTTCGGCCATATCTTGTATATCTCTATGTTTGGCCCAATGCTGAATAATGTTGTTACGATAGCCGTGGTCGTTCTCAAAGCTCGCACCAGAGCCTGTAATCCTGTGGCACATAAAAGTATATAGCCAAGTTTCTATTGGCCAATTAATCTCATCATTCTTTGTATTGATTTCGCGTCGGTCTTTCTTTTGCCAACGCCACTTAGGCGTATTAGATCCAAACCTTAGATCTTGTAATACATTTGAAAAGCCTGCGGCATTTCTTGTTTTACAATCATAAATGTCAATCTTCTGCATGAGAGGATCGTTAATAATTTTATTTGCTTCTGGACCTTCGTAATCTAGTTGTCCCCAGTTTACGTTATCCTGAAGCCATCCAGCCTTTGGATAATAATAATCAACTAATACGTCAATTGCTTCTTCATTCAACATCTTTAGGCCATTCTCTATATGAATCAATCGTATCAGCCAAAGCCAAGTTTTGTAACACAGGTTCTTTACCTACGTTCCAGAATAGAATATCTTTCTTTCCATCCTTTGGAATATACTTCCATACTTTGCCATCGTAAGTATCTATAGTCGGAAAAGCCGGTAAGTTTTCTTTCTTCTCAGAAGTAGTAAATTGTAAAGGATCCGATATAGGTTCAGCCTTACCAAGTTCACCGGCTTTCATATTACGTGATACACAAACAGATA